CCTTTATACAGAGGCCCAGTGACGGTCCAGGAAGGTCCGGGCCTGGGTCTTGAGCTGGGGGATGTGTTGGTCGTTGAGAAAATGCAGGTCAAACTCGTAGTCGTTGTCGAGCTGGCTCTCGCTGGTGTGCTCACCGGAGGCTCGGTAGCCGGGCCGGGACACCTGGATCAGCGTGGCCTTGTGCCGGCCCCGGAGGCGCAGGAACTCGTTGGGGAAGCGAACGTCATCCACCACCACCGGGACGCCGGCCCGGATGCTCTGCTCGATCTGGGCAGAGGCAATGTCGATCCAGATGGACTCGCTGACGGTCTGCCGGCCCCATTCGGTGCCGATGGTCTGCTGCAAGAAACGGCTGGTGACCCCCAACTCAGGGATGAACTCCTCCTTGAGGTCCCAGTCGATCCGGCGCTCCAGCTCCTCCCCGATGTAGCCCAGGGAGGCCAGCAGTGCGCGGGCCATGGTCTTGAGGCCGCTGGCGAACTTGATCCGGCGGTAGCCATACTCACGCTCCAGAACATCGGCCACCGTGCTCTTGCCGCTCTGGGCCGTTGAGCTATAGAGGCCGACAACGCCGGGGAACAGCGGGTAACGCTTCAGGTCGGATTCCATAGCTTCGGCTCCTTCTTATTGAAGTCGTAGTCGGTGTTGCGGAGGATTCGGGCAACGCGGGCCATCTGGAGGGCGAACTCCTCATTGAGGCCGGCCTTCTCGTATTGGCTGACGATGGCCTCCCACAGGGAGTCGGTCGGTTCCTTGACCCACTTGGAGCGGGTCTCTCCCTTGTTCTTGCCCGACTTGAGGACGTACCACTCCTCCACCTCGACGTAGGGCTCGGCCAGGAGTTCGGCGGCCTTCTTGGAACCCACGCCGGGGCAGCCGGGGTAACCGTCCGTGGCGTCCCCGGAGAGGGCCTGGATCAGGTGGTTGCGATCGGCCTCTTCCTGGGTGATCTCGATGATCCCCTGGTCCGGGTCCCCGGCGTCGTAGAACAGGCCGGGGATGGTCTTCATGTCCTTGTCGACGGACACGATGACCTTCTCCCCGGTCACCAGCCGCTTACTCGTGGCGAGGATGCCTAGAACGTCATCCCCCTCCAGGCGGGGGCGGAGGTAGCAGTCGTAGTTGTCGAGGACGTATTCGCGCAGGAAGGAGTGGAGAAGGGGCTTGCGGACGTTCTTGCGGTTGGACTTGTACGGCGGGTAGATGTCCTTCCGCCAGTTGGTATCCGCGTCCGTCAGGGCCAGGACCACATGATCGGCTTCCAGCTTCTCCTTCAGCCGGTCGATGTACTCGTCCAGGGCCCCAATGGCTTGGTCCTCGTGGGACCACAGGGTCCAGAGGCCGCCGCCCCAGTCCACCGCCAGCTCCGCAGCGGAGGCGCGTTGATACACCACCACGTCCCCGTCGATGAGGAGGGTGCGTTTGGTCACGGTATGTCCTTGGGATAGGTAGCTTTAGTGGTCAGCTTCTTCTCGGCCTTCAACCGCAGAAGCTCCTCCCGGCCTTGGAAGGTCGGGCGAATTTCGATGTGTCGGCTCCCGTTGTCGTGCTCGGTGAACAGGGGGAGATAGCGGGCCCGAACCCTGAAGCGGCCATCACGGTCGAGCCGGAGGTAGCCTAGCTCGTAGAGGTCGGCCTTGGCCCGGTTGCTATTTAGGCCGCCGAGGATTCGATAGCTCTGGCTGATGTTGAGGTTGTCGAGGAGGGAAAGCTGAGAGAAAACGGGGCTCAGGATGGCGAGGTGGGCGTCCTCAAGCACCCCGGCGAGCCGGTTGAGGATGTGCTCCATGGATGCTCCTAGTGGGTCTCGGCCCAGTTGGCCCCTACTTTGTAGTCGCCGCCGAGGGGGCAGCCGAAGTTGTAGTATTCGCCGGCAGCCTTGATGGCCCAGGCGGCGGTGCTGCCGATGGTGTCGGCGTTGGCCGGGTTGTAGACCTCGATCTGCCATTCGTCGTGTACGTTGGCGATGAACTCGTAATCAACCCCTGGCACGAAGCCGTACTCCTGGAGCTGGTGGTCCAGGATGACCAGGGCCCGCTTCATGAAGATGGCCCCGGCGGATTGGAGGAGGGTGTTGAGGGCGGAGTGGGGGGAGCGGATGTTGAGCCGTACCCCATCCACGGCGCGGATGAAGCCATGCTTCTCCACCTTCGTCTTCACCGCCTCAACGAGCTGGCCCAGGGCGGGGAGGCCAGCCTCGAATTTGGCGCGGGACTGCTTGCCCCGCTTCTGGGCCTTCTTGTCCACCATCCGGTCCCGGACCATGGTTAGCTTGCCCTTCACGCCCAGAATCCAGCCGAGCTTCTCGTCGCCGGCACCGTAGATGTAGGCATAGAACCACGTCTTAGCGATGTCCCGACCCGACTCCTGCTTGCCGTTGATGCTGTACTTCTTCGTCGGGTCCAGGCCAAGGGCGCGGGCGTTCATCGAGTGGATGTCGGTGCCTTCGGCCTTGTCGCCTTCCCACACGGCCTCCACATAGGTCCCGCCATCGTAGCGGGCCATGTACCCAGCCAAGCAGCACAGCTCCAATGCGGAGGCGTCACAGCCCACCTGGACGTGACCTTTCCCCACCGTGAACAGGGACCGGCACTCATGTCCGTAGACCGAATAGGCGGCCGGCACCTGGGCGAGGTTGGGATCGGAGTGGGTCATCCGCCGGGTGACGGCCCCGATGGGGTTCACTCGGCCATGGATGCGCCCGTTGGTCTCCTTCTTCAGCCACGCTTGTTGCCCATCCGCGATCTGCCCTACCCGCTTATTCAGCAGGAGGAACCGCTTGAACTGGGGGATGGGCGGGTAGTCGAGGCCCTCTAAGACGGTCTCGTCCACCTTGATCTCACCTTGCTCAGTGAACTCCTCGGGCTGCCACCCGTAGTTGTCCATGAGCACCTTGGCGATGTGCGGGCGGCTGCTGGGCTTGAAGTAGGTCCACTTGATCTTCGTGTAGGTGGCCCCCTCGGTCAGGTCTCCCCGCTGCCGGTCCTTGTAGTGGATGGACCGCTTGGGGGTGGTGCTGCCGTTGGGGCTCCACCAGCCGGGGAACTCGGCCTGGAGCTGCTCGGTGATCTCCTGTCGCTCCTGGACCAATACCCCGTACAGGTCACCGGCGGCCCCCACGTCAAAGCGGAAGCCGTGCCGGTGCTGGCGGTCAATGATCTGCTGGACGATGTGCTCCATCCGCACGGCGTCGAGGGAGACCCGCTCCCGCTGGACCTTCTGCTGGATGGCCTCCCACAGGCGCAGGTTCACGTTCACGTCCTGGCCGCAGTAGTCGTGCATTTCCTCGGTCCAGGTATCCCAGGGGCCCTCGAAGTCCCCCTTGTGGATGCCCAGGCGGTAGCCCCAGGACTCCAGGGATTGCCGGCCAATCATGTTCTTGGGCAGCTTGCCCTTGTTGGCCCGCGCAAAGTCGCTCTTCTTGATCTCCGGCCACAGGAGCCGGGTGTAGATCAGGGTGTCGTGGACTTCCCCGCTGAAGGTCCACTCGGGGTAGACCTTCTGGATGGCAGGGATGTCGAACCCCTGTATGTTGTGCCCTATAAGAGAGGAGGCACTAGAGAGTAGGGTTAGGGCATCCTGGATGTCCCCGTCCTTCTCCTCGTGCTTGTTGTCGGTGTAGTTGTGGAACTGGCCGGTCTCGGTGTCGGCTACCCAGATACAGTGAATCTTGGTCAGCTCGGGGAGGAGGCCGTCGCTCTCCAGGTCGAAGATGAGGCCGGAGGGGGTGGGGTCAGAAGAGCAAGTCATCCTCCTCCTCCTCGTTGTCGAATGGGGAATCTTCCTTGTGGGTCTTCTCCACTAAGAGGCCGTGCTCGTAGCCCAGGGGGAAGGTCTGTCCGGTGCTCTGCCCGGTGTAGCGGTCCTTCAGGCAGCGGAACGTGGTGGTCTGCCGCTCTCCGGGATCATCGGCCTGTTGGTTGCGCTCCAGGCCGAACATGAAGTGGCTCCAGAAGCCAATGGCCCTCGACCCCTTGAAGTGTCGGATCATCACCCGGCCCCCCTCCTCATGAGGCTTTCCCTCGGGGGTGGCGAGGTGAGAGACGAAGTGGACGATCAAGTCCAGTTCGTTCGCCAGCCCAGACATTTCCTTCATGGTCTGCTCCAGGCTGGCCTTCTCGTCGGCGGTATCCGCCATGGCCGTGAGGTGGTCCACATAGACGTGCTGGATTCCCTGGTGGGCCATGTAGCGGAGCTTGCCCTTCACGATGTCCCACTCGGTCTCGCCAAAGCTGTCGTAGAACGTGACCTTGCCTTCCAGAGAATCCAGGGCTTCCAGTAGCTCGGCCTCCGTCCACTCTCCGTCCGGGATGTGGAACTGCTTGCCGGCCACCTTGCTGGCCACGCGCTTGGCGGTGTCCGTGGGCTTGGCTTCCAGATAGACCATGCCCACCGACTCCCCGAGTTCGAGGACATCGTAGGCGGCCTGTTGGGTCATGAAGTCGGTCTTGCCTATGCCGGTTCCGGCCCCGATGGCGTAGACTTCGCCGGGGCGGCGGCCATAGGTGAGCTGGGTGAGCTTGTCGAAACACCACGGCTTGCCCCACTCCACCGGCTGGGTCACCTCGGACATGATGTCGTCTATGGAGACCAGCCCGTCCGGTCGGTAGGGGGTGGCGTTCCACATGGCGGAGATCACCTCGCCACCCTTGCCCTGCTTGAGCATGTCGTTGGGGTCTTTGAGGGGGAGGTGGGTGATCTTGGCCTTACCGCTGTCGC